AAGTTTGGAACTTTACTTTTGAAATTATTGAAGAATGCGATAAAAGTAAATTAAATGAACGCGAAGCTTTTTGGATTGATATGTATCAAAGTGATAAAGTCGGTTTAAATAGCAATGCAGGAATTAAAGGAGATAAATGAAAATGGGAAAAGTGACAGTGCAAGAATCTACAACTAAGAATCCTCTTGAGCTGATTGGTATGGAAGCTGGTCAGTGTTGGGGAAGTGATATAACAGATAAGGAGAAGAATATTAAACGCGGAAAAAGTTGCCTAAAGACAGGTCATCTCCGCACAGCCGAGTTCCCGCAAGTATACCTTACAATTAGCGGATACTCTGCACGAGTCCTCCGCGAGCTATACACGCATATCGGCGGTTCACCGACTCGTCTGCAAGCCAGTACACGATATATCAATTATGGAGATTTTGATTACATTACACCTCCGTCGATTAGCGCAATTCCGCAAGCCGCAAGCAAATATAATTATATTATGTATCAAATTTCAGATGCCTTTAAAGATTTGATTACTCTTGGTGTTCCTCAAGAGGATGTTGCTAATATTCTTCCTCTTGGAATGACTTCTACAATGGTTCTAAGAACTAATTGCCGCAACTTAATTGATATGTCACATCAACGTATGTGTACTCGCGCTTATTGGGAGTATAGACAGCTCATGAAAGATATTTGCAATGCCCTTTCCGCATACTCTGAGGAATGGAAGTTCATTGCTGATAATTACTTCGAGCCTAAATGCGAATTGTATGGCTATTGTACAGAAGCCAAAAGTTGTGGAAGAAAACCGAAGCAAGAAAATCAAAATTGACTACAAAATAAAAAAATGGTATAATATATATACAGTAAGAAAAAATAATTAGTTTTTGTTTATTTAATAGGAGAAAAAATAATATGAAGAAAAGTATGATTAATGAAGTGAGTATCGCCGGTTATGTTTATAGCTTCGCTACAGAAGGTCGGAATGCTTTGAAGATTAGTCAGGTTAAGAATGAGAGTTCTGCTCATTTTGGTATGAATTTCATTTCTGGCAATATCGACATCGCAGTAGACGAAGATGGTTTGAACGTTCCTACGGTACATTTCACATATATTCCTGAATATGGTACGTCTAAGGACGGTAAGAAGTATAATAATAAGACTTATGAAGCACTCAAGCGAATTATTGATAATAGCGATAAAACTTGGCTGAACGCTGGTAAGGACGGTGCAAATAAGGTAAACATCCAAGCTTCTGTAGCTTTGAACGAATGGCCTCGTGAAGATGATACTTGGGTTTCAACTAAGGTAATCGAAGGTCGTACATTGAGTATTCTTTCTGACTTTTCTGATACAACTATTGAACGTGATAAGTTTAAGACAGACTTCTTGGTAACTAAGGTAGCTCATGTTGAAGCCGACCCCGACCGCCATATTGACCAAGACTATGTGACAATTAGCGGCGCGGCATTTACCTTTAAGGGTGCTTTGCTCCCGATGCAGTTTACTGTTAAGAATCCTAGCGGCATGGATTATTTTGAAAGCTTGGAAGCATCTCCTTCGGAACCCGTATTTACTTGCGTTTGGGGTCAGGTAAATTGCAACACAAGTAAGCGCATTCAGGAAACAGAGTCCGCATTTGGCGAAGCAGAAGTTCGTTACTTTGAAACAAAAACTCGTGAGTGGTTGGTTACTGGTACTTCCAAGGTTCCTTATGAATTTGGCGATAAGAATTTCCTGACCGCCGAGGAACTCAAGACAGCAATGCAGAATCGTGAAGTTTATTTGGCAGGCATTAAAAAGCGGCAGGAAGATTATAAAGCATCTCGTACATCTTCTACAAATACCGTTCCGGCAATGGCAGTTAAGGCTGATGAATTTAACTTCTAATGGAGGGTAATAGAGAATGGCTACACTAGATATTTTTAATGCCCCTCGTTCAGTAATTGCAAACGGTTTGGAAGGTAAGGTTATCCTCCTTTATGGAGGTAATAACCTTGGTAAGACAGCACAGGCAATTAGATTTCCTAAGCCGTTCGTTATTGCTGCGGAAATGGGCTTGAATGGTATTGATGATGTACCTTATGTACCTGTTACTCGATGGTCTGACTTTAAGACTATTGTAAAACAGCTTACTGGTACGACAAAGGACAAGGCAAAAGCATTATATTCAACCATTATCGTTGATGAAGTCTATGCAACCTCTATTTATTGCCAAGACTACGTTTGTTCTACTTATGGTGACGGAGCATTGACACTAGCCGATGGTGATAGTAAGCACAACCTATATTCTCTGTAAAAAAGGAGATAAAAATTTAATGAAACAATTTTCTTAGAAAGAAAAAGAAGATATTGCAAATGACTATTTATAAAGATAGTCATAACGAGATTGAGCTAACTCGTAAAAAGCAAAAGTTTCATGAATTTTTATTGCAGCAGGAACAGCGGTGAACCTATAGATATAGGGTGTTAAAAAGTTTAGCAAACTTTTTAGCTAACGGTGAAAAACTGGTGAAACCCCAGTCAATACCGTGCCAAGCTTAAATTGAAAAATTTTTGAAGGTGTAACGACTAAGACATACAGCCGATTAAGGCAATGAAGTCTGTAGGGTTAAAGCATGGTGAAAGTCCAAACCCGAAGTGCCGTAACTGTTAATTAATAAAATTAACAGATGAGATAGTCTATTCCTTATGGTGACATAAGGTAGGTAAAGATGAGAAAGAATTCTTCCGCCAGATTAACCTCCTAGTAAGCGCAGGCTACACCATCGTATTTATTGCACACGAACAGGCGAACACCAAGACTGACTTTATTACTCCGAAGGGCGACAAGCGATGCATGAATCCTATTATTGATAAGTGTGACTACGTTGTTTATCTCAAGAGTAATGGAGTAGATTCAGATGGCCGAGTAATTAAATCTTCTGCATACTTGGCTCAGACAAAGGATTTCTTCGCGAGAGCGCGTATTGAGTATACTCCAACTTATATCCCTGAATTTACTGCGGAAAATCTTACAAAAGCAATTCAAATTGGTATTGACAAGAAACGCGAATATGATAACGCTACAGTTACTACTTTTGAAGAACAGCAAAAGCGTAATACTGTTGCAGACCTCGATTTTGAAGCACTGATGAAAGAATTCAATCAACTGGTTTTGTCGATTCCCGGCGCTAGCGAAAGCGATAGCACTGAAAATGGTAAGCAGTTTAAAACTTACTGGGCACCGCGAATCACCCGTCTCGTGGAAAAGCATTTGGGCAAGGATAAGAAAGTTGCCCAGTGCTCCGCGAATCAGGCAGAAGCACTGAGCTTAATTGTTGATGAACTAAAAGAAATGTTGAATGCATAAATAAAAAGGCAAGATTGCGGAAATGGCTTTCTTGCCTTTCTTTTTCTATTGCTTTTTGTATAGAAATATGTTATAATAAATAAAAGAAGGTGAAAAAGTGCCAAAGCATATTGTTAAGTGCTATTATTGTAAAAAAGAATTTGATGCAGATGCCGAACCATACGTTAAAGTAAGTAACGGTAGACGCTATGCTCATAAGGCTTGTCATGATAATAATGTAATTCATGGTCAGGAGAATAGGCTAACTGGCGGAGAAAAAAGACTGGAAGCCGCAAAAGCAACAAATAGTCAAGAAGAAGTGAAACGAGCAGACGATATTAATAGACAAATATTGTTTGACTATATTCGTGACACTATTGGTAAGTATTTCGATTTAAATTGGGCGCTTATTACAAGGCAAATTAATTCTTATATTAAAGATAGAAAGTGGTCTTATTCAGGCATTTACCGCACAATGATTTATTATCTTGAAGTAAAACATCAAGATGTCTTTATGACACATGGCAATTTATCTTTTGTTGTATCATGGTATCCGCGAGCTTTTGAATATTATTACGCGGTTTTTCAAAAGCAACAAGAAAATTTGGCGGAGGTGCGGGAATGCGAAACCAAGTATATAAAAATCTCCACGCCGCAAGTTAGACGAAAATTAAGATTATTTGACATGGGAGAAGAATAATGAGTAAAGCAATTGACACTTCCGCAATCATGCAAGTCATAGGTAATGTATATTTAAATCCCAGCATTTTAGATAGAACAGATAGATATACTTTTAATAATGAAGATTTCATTGAAGAATTTCATAAAACACTTTTTGGAACTATCTATAATTTATATCAGCTTGGCGCAAAAGAGATTACGCCTATTGCTATTGAGGATTATCTATCTTCTCGACCTAAAAAAGAAGCTGTTTATAAAGCGAATAAAGGAAATGAATATCTTCAAAAATTGGCGGAAACCACTCAAACATCTGCTTTTGATTATTATTATAAGCGAATGAAGAAAATGACACTTCTTCGGATGTATCAAGATATTGGAGTTGATATTACTTGGGTTTATGACCCTGATAATATTTTAGATATCAAGAAAAAGCAAAAGCAAGAGGAATATTTAGATAATACATCTATTGAAGATATCGCGGAAGCTTTCGATAAGAAGATTACAGACATTCGTTTAAAGTATGCAGATGTTTCATCCGATAGATTTTTTCAGTGCGGTGACGGTATTGACGAACTAATTCAGCGATATCAGGACTGCCCCGATATTGGCATTCCGATGTACGGGCCTTATGTGAATACAATTACGAGGGGCGCTCGTCTGACTAAGTTCTATATGCGTTCAGCTAGTACGGGAACAGGAAAAGCATTACCCAATTCTACAAAAATTCCTACCATTAAAGGATGGAAAACCGTAGGAGAAATTAATGAAGGAGATGTTATT